GCGGATGCCATCATTACGAATATGATGAACGGCAGGAAATGGGCGCAGAGCAAGTATTACGGAATGACGCGCGAGGAGATCAAGGCGCAGTGGGAGGCGAATCGCGACGAGGCGGCGCAGGCGGGCACGAAGATGCACTACGATATCGAATGTTATTACAACGGGATGGACGTGAGCAACGACTCGGTCGAATACGCCTATTTCAATCGGTTTCTCGAGGACCATCCCAATTTTGTTCCGTATCGCACCGAGTGGATGGTCTGGGACACGGAGCTGCGCTTCGCCGGAAGCATTGATATGGTCTACGAAAATCCCGACGGAACGCTGATGATTTACGACTGGAAACGGTCAAAAGGCATCCATAAAACGTCGTCGTTTATGAAATTCTCCCACACGCACTGTATCGAGCACATTCCCGATACGAATTTCTGGCACTATTCGCTCCAGCTCAACACATATAAGGCGCTCATCGAAAAGAACTACGGAAAGACCGTCACCTCGATGGTCTTGGTCTGTCTCTATCCAGAGAACCAGAGCTACCAGCTCTTGAAAGTGCCCGACCTGTCGGAGGAGGTGGGCGACCTCTTTAATCTGCGACGCTACACGCTGGATATAAAGGCGAACAACAACCTCTAATTCTATATGTCAATATGTCTAAAAAATATAATAATATCATATCATATTTTTTTATCCTGCTCACCAGGCGAAGTTGCCGCCCATCGTCACGTCGCCTCCGACCACGGCGCCCGAAAAAAAATCGTTATTAATGGAGTGTGGGACTACCGCGGCCGTCATGGGGAACTCCACGGGGGCGGTGTTGACGATGCGAACCACGTTGCCGGACCAGGGCGTGTTGATGATGCAGAAGAACGGGCGCTCGAAGCCGTCTTCGGTGTAGAGCTCAATCACCTGCTTGTTGTTGTTGGGGCCCTGAAGGAGCTCGATTCGGGCGTTGAGGGGACGGCCGTCGGTCTTGAGGAACACCTGGACGGACTCTACGACCGGTGCGAACGGGTATGTTCGAAGCGCGCCGCCCTGGATGGTCGCCGAGTTGGCGATACACTCCTCCGACGGAAGGTCCACGTCGTTGGCCACCACCTCGGCGGCAAACGGAAACTCGAGCTGTCCGATATTGCGAATGGCCACTGTGTTCGGTCCGCGCGGGGTATTAATCGTGGCGCTGAAGGGTCGCATCTGGCCGTTCTCGACATACACGCGCATCTTGTGCGGGGTGTTGTCGGGTCCATTCCAGAGCTCGATGTCGGCGTCGAGCGGGCGCCCTTCGGTCGCGAGGACGACCTGTACCTGCTCCACGTAGGGGGAACGGTAAGACCAGGTGCGGAGGGAGCCGCCCTGAACGATCATCGGAGGCGTCGGCACCGGGTGCGAGGTCTTGGTGGGCGGTGTGCTGCCCAGGATGTCGTTCGGTGCCTTGGCAGGAACATAAAGGTCCTTCGTATTCTTCAGCACGGTCGGGGAGGGTTGACCGTTTGGAGCGGGAGGCGTAAACGCCACAACGCGGGCGTTTCCAATATATGCGGAAAGAAGGAGCGCTACGAGTCCGGTCTTCATAATAAATATATCTATAGATTTTTGTTTAAACCGCTTTATTTTATATTTTATTAGTATCTCAACCTCGTGTCCGTGTAATAAAAATAATAAATAAATTAAAAATAAATAAATAATAAATAAATTAAAAATAAATAAATAAAATTATATAATTATAGTTGGTTATTACCATGCCAGTAGTTTACGCGAGCTACATATTGTCTTATAGGTCCTCCCACGAATCGGGCACGTCTTCGTCGATGATTGCTTCCGGTTGCGCGCTCGGCACCGTAGCCGCATCCGGCGACCCCACACCCAAGAGCTCTGGAAATTCGGCGTCCTGTCGAATTAGCTTGGGTGGGGAGGGTGGTGCNCCCAGCCCACCCCAGACGTCTTCCGCTGGAGCGGGCGCTGTTATGGCGAGCGCCATTTTTCTCTCCGCGGTCTCTATCTGAAACAGCGATTTACGGGTTTTATTTACCTTGTCGGTCACCTTCACGTAGTCCTGGAATGCCTTTTGTAGTTTTTTGCTTTTTTTACCAGTGATGTAGCACTTGCTCCCCATAGTCATAGTCTGGGCCATCGTATCGCGAAGGCGCGCATCGTCCTCAAAATCCACCTCGCACACCGAGGCGAGGAGCTTCTTAATTTCCGCCTTAATACTGACCTGCTCCTCTTCGAGCTTCGCCAGAATGGTCTTCTGGTGAAGGTCGCCGCGCACCTTTGGCACGGTGGTGTTTTGAGCGACGACCATTACCGGAGGAACACGCGTCAGGAGGACGGACCGCCACTGCTTCTGGATTCCGCCGCGCGTCGTCTGGCGAATCTCCTTTGTGTAGTAGTAGAAGTTCTGCTTGGTGAAGAACCACACGAAGAAGCAGACGGCAATGTGGATGTGCTGAGTCACATAGTCGTATGCGACGGCGTTGAAATGCTTCTTGGCAAATATGTTGACGAATGAGTATAGGCTCTCCAGTTCCTCGGCGTTTTTCGGCATCGCATCGGAGGGCCGCATGCTGTATATCCAGATGGTTCGCGCGTCGTCGCCCATCTTCACCGCGCCCGGATTAACGCACTGGAGCTCCTTCAGCATATCCGAACTCGCGTGAAGGTCGTTGAGCAGCGACATCATAATCGCCGGGATGTGCAACACGGCGTCGCTCTTCACGGTATTACAGAACACGTTGGCGAGGTGGTCGCGGGTGCCGGTCTTGGCGTCCCACGAGGACGAGAGCTTTCGGTAGGTGTTCGGCATCGTTCCGCACGACGGCGAATACATGTATGGGGACTTTCGGCTGGCCATTGTTGATTGTTGTTGCTTATAGCTTCTTGTAGATAATTGTCTTTAGGTGCTGATATATAGCAAGGTAAAAAATGATTTCAATTTTTTTTACAAGCATAGATATTGTCGGATGTGTGTGTGTGTAATCACGACTCTTCGCACTTCGCGCATTTTCCGTGTCGCTTATGGTGTTTACAGAATTTATCGGGGTTACAGTCCCAGCAGTTGTATTTCTGGCGATTATGCTCGCAGTATAAATTGGGCGAGCATATACGACAGGATTGTCGGTGCTTATTGTGCTCGCAAAATGAGGACCCGTTTCCGCATTCCTCCTCGCGACACGTGTTCTTGCGCCTTCCGTGTACGCAGATAAACACGCCTCCACATCCGTCGCGACACATTGCTCGCTGTTTAAAATGGCAGCACAATAGATTCGTCCCGCTCCAAGTGTCGAATCGCCTCTTCTTTTGATTCCAGTATATCTGATTCTGTTTTCGGTCGCTGGTTTTTTTGGGCAGGAATGGAATTTTGGACACAGGTTTTACACGATTAACGTTAGCATCAGTATTCATAGTATCAGTATTCATAGTATCAGTATTCATAGTATCAGTATTCATAGTATCAGTATTTATAACGCATATAATATCGTCAAAATGTGTTTCAATTTTATAATTTTCTCACCTCTCTAAAGAGTGTGACGGCGCCGAACGCGCCGATACACATATTCGCACCCAGTATTAATTTTGGAATAATCAACCACTTCACGATGTGCGTGGTCTTGTCTTCGTCGCTCCCCTTGTAACGGTTCAGGTCTTGGATTAGGAAAAAACATATGAAGGAGGCTATGAGTAGAATGAGAAGGCTCAGCGCAATGAACGCGGTATTGTAGAGCTCGTTCTTCTGTTTTCTGTAAAAACGACTGTATGTTAGTAGACCTAGCGAGACCAACATATACTGACCGATTGTTCTCAACGATGACTGGTAGTAGGTCATAATATTATGTTCGGATTGCATTATATTATAAAGATAGAATATTTATAAAGATTAAAGACATATTACAGGTATATATAAATGGAATTGCTCTTACAGCCGATTAGAACCGAACCGCATATGGACGATGACGCTCTCACTCCACCGCCCAGTCCAGAAATTAATAATACGACCGATAAATTCAAGGATTTAACTAAATATCCCAGTTTTCAGTGTTTAGCGCTATTGGACAAAACGGATGTAATCGGTAAAATTAACAGCATGCTTGCGCGAGGGAAGGCCGAAAAGTGGTTAATCGACATAAAGGAGCTGACGATTGGGACGAAGATTGGAGAGGGCAGCAATTCGTATGTGAATACGTGCCAGTGGCGAGGAATAGACATCGTTGTGAAGCGGCCAAAATATAAAAAATTGTCGCAACTGTTAGACCTGCTGAACGAGATACAACTCTGGTCTCAATTGCGACACCCGTATCTGGTTCAGTTTTTGGGCGCCAGCTACGACGCAGAAGAAAACGATTTTTATATAATGATGGAAAAGATAGACGGCGACCATCTCGGCGAGTTCATTTCCGCCAAGACTCGCAGCAAGACGATGTCCTCGAGTCTCTCTAGATACTCGCGATATCAGATATGTAGTCAGCTCATCAATGTGATAAAGTTCCTCCACTCGTGTAATCCGCCAATCATCTACCGCGATTTAAAACCCGAAAATATAATGATCGACCGATTTAACAACGTCAAGCTTACCGACTTGGGTCTTAGCCGCCATATGCCCGAAACCTCCGCATACAAACTAACGGGCGGAACCGGAACCATTCGGTATATGGCACCGGAGGTTTATCTAGGGAAGCATTATAATCTCAAAGCTGACGTATACAGTTTGGGATTTATTTTATATTACATATTCACTGGGGTTAAACCGTTTAATCAGTACAATACGGGGACGATTAGAACGTATATGGAAAATACCGATCTCGTCCATTCACTAGACAATGTAAAACACACAGAGTGGAGAAATATAATCACTCATTGTATCAAAAAAGATGTGGAGCAGAGATGGGATATTAATCGATTGGGTGACGAAGTGAATAAACTTACGGTCGGAGATACACCCAAATGCGCGCTCAGTTAGAGTTCGGTGCTATTCAAATAAAAATTTCTGTAAAACGGAACGGTTGTTATGTTTCCCATATCGTAGTGTTGAATCATCACGGACATCAGGAGAATGCTGATTATAATCAGCATAAATGAGCTTACTTGCTCGTCACCGCTAATCCTTTCATAGACCAATTCGAACTCTGCCTCTATTTTCTTATTTTGTATCTCCGTGTTATACCGTTTCATATCGGTTAGCATATCAGACTGGGACTTTAACTCGGCCGTAAATTTAACCTGCTCATTGTTGCCCACGACGATGTGTGATTGGAGGGTTTTCACCATCGTTGATTGCTCTTCGATGCGTTTCCATATACAACGTAGCTGTTCGTCGTTCGCCTCTAAAATGGAGAAAATCTCTGTTAGATTGTCGCCTGTTTCTATAAAACTATCGTCGTCCATAATTGTTTATTATATTTATTATAAATTTAAGTCAATTTATAATAAATCATTCCGCCTAAGATATTTTTATGACGTTGTGGTGTGCTGCCACTCGCAGAAAGTGTCTACACGGACACGTACACGTCGTATTATTTCCGTAATAATTTTTCATTTGTCTCGTGGCGCGGTGGGACTGGCGTGGGCGAATGTTGTGGCAATGTGGAGTGGCCAAAATGCCCTGCGAGTGGCGCTTACAGCATCCGCATTTCAAAAGCTGGGCCGCTATGAAGATGAGCTCATCTTTTGTAAAATATATACCGATAGACTTGCCATAATTATGTATATCGGGGAATTCGCGCGTGGTCTCAATGTCGTTGAGATGCCAATAGCGGCACATTTTTGGATACCACCAGTTATAATGCTGTTCGCATAGTATCAATGCCGCCTCCAAATGTATTTCCTTTTGGATTGCTGTCGATAATCGTGGTCTAGCCATAAACATTATCAGGTCTGAAAGCTCGCTGGGCAGCTCGTTCACGCGCGAAACAATGTCGTTCATATTCTACTACAACCAGCATAATAAAGTTCATTATCAATTTAATAATTAAATAAATATTAGGTCTCCTAGATTCGAATATTAACCTATTCGGGTATTAAGCTATTAACCTATTCGGGTATTAAGCTATTAACCTATTCGGGTATTAAGCTATTAAATTGATTTATAAAGTTAACAATAACAAATGGTATATGAACCAGCTAGTAAGAACCGAAATCGAAGAGTATGCGCCAGTTTTCAACGAGGATACGGGCGAATATACCGACGCGTGTCCCTATGAAAAATATACGCGGGGGCAGCAATCGGTATATACGTGCCGCTGTATATCCGGAAGAACGCTCAATAATCGGCAACAGTTTATTCAACATTTCAAGACCAAGGCGCACGGCAATTGGATGAAACATCTGGGAAAGGATGAAAATATTAAGTTAATCAAGGAACTGCGCATTGAAAACGCAAAGAAAGATAATAAGTTGCGAATGCAGGCCCGTCACTTAAAGCGGCAACAGCAACGCATAGCACTTCTGGAGAACGAGGTTACCGAGAGTAAAAAAGCCTCGGACAATATTATTAAATATAAGAACGATGTTATTACTGAACTACAAGAAAACGTTCAGCTTTTAGAGGAGACGACGGGGGCCAGTATTGAATATGAAGGCGACGACGCGTGGGAAGTTTCCACGGTGGGGTCCGCGAGTGTAGGGTCCGCGAGTGTAGGGTCCGCGAGTGTAGGGACTATAAATACGAGCGGGGATACATGCTAAGCGCGTAAAGACATTTTATCGCACCGCGCAAGCATATATGTTACGAAACTAACATTAATTCTAGTATAATCGTTTGCGTAATAAAGTATTTGTCTTAATACCATACTATATTTGAAAGTGATCTCCGAGTGACTGAAAGACATTATTTCATAAATAACGTCATCTGGCATATTTTTAATTAGTTCCATATTGATATCTAATATCTACAGGTAATATAGTAATCAATTTTTCTAGAAAGGGGAAAAAATGAACTGTGAAAAGTGAACTGCGAAAAGTGAACTGCGAAAAGTGAACTGCGAAAAGTGAACTGCGAAAAGTGAACTGCGAAAAGTGAACTGCGAAAAGTGAACTGCGAAAAGTGAACTGCGAAACATTTTTAATTATACTATATCTTGCCATCGAATATGAACGCTACCATTATCGTTGATAGTAATATTTACAGTCGTGTCGGATACTGTTGCAAAGACCACGTTAATATTATTAACGCTTGATTTGTTGGCCTCTATATATCTGTTTACATTTTTAATGGAGCGAAATCGTTTTCCGGATGGCGAATAATATACATAGTATACTTCGTTAGGGTTTTTAGTATGGGCACCGCGAATAAATTTTTCGCGAGTCCATCCACCCACGGATGGGTGCGACTTATTATTCCATGATTCACGCGCGTTACTCATTGTTATACTATAATTAACGTCCTCTATACTAATTCAATTTTAAAATTGAATTAATATAATAATACAATTACAAATATACAATAACGATGATGTATTTAATCAAAAAAAACGGCAAATACGCACTTCCATATAACATATGGATCATTGTAAAGCAGTATGCGGGCGTCTATAATCTCACGACAGACTACAGCGCGGTTAATACTATGAGAACTGAACTATTGTATGAACAATATCGTAAATGGTTTGGTAGGTTCGTAATCCCCGATTACTATGATTTATGGCATGAGGGAAAGCGGCGACAATGGCTCCTTAAAAATCTCGTGATAAAAAATAACTATAAAATGACAGAAGAGCGTTATAATCGTCTAATATTTATTAGTAATAGTCCTGTAAATTTATTGGAGTAGCATAGATAATGTGTAATATACTGTTGCGAATACTAAGAATCCATCCAACACAATTTTAATATCAGACGTAGCACCTTTATAAATATTTTTTACAAGAGTTATAGTATTTGTAACCATAACATATGACTCGAACGCTAAGGAGCAAGCGCACATAATTGCGAAGGCTGACATAATTGGGATAATAATATATATCATTAGAAACGCGCATATTCCCAATATAACCGCGTAGATAATATCTCCGATTGGCATTGCGAACTCGTTATTAAATTCGGGCATTTTGATATTATTTAACGCCTGTTATTAGAATCAATTTATTCGTTTATTAGCGCAATATTTTTGATTGCCGAAAAATAAGCCATAAAAATATTCTCTGAGATTACATATTTAATATCATACTCGTTACAAACCTCCTTGACTATGATGGCAACCTCCGGTAAATGATAAGAGCAAATGCTTGGAAAAAGATGATGCTCTATTTGGTAATTAATACCTCCATATAACCGTGTATATAGCCAGTTATTTGTAGCAAAATTACCCGAATGTCTAACCTGAAGCTCACCCCAGTCGGTGACGGCATTATTATGATTTAAATGTGTCTCATATAAATCGTGGTCTGGTAGAATTGCGATACTATAGTTAATGTTGAGCGTAAGGAAATATAACATCACTAACGATATGCTTTCGCCGCGTATCATAATTAATGTTTGTGTGAATATTATAATCCATTCCACGAGAGTTTTGGAGGTATTTATTTTGAAACCCCACAGTTTTTTTCTATATTGAGCGATTAAATACGAGACAATCTGACCGAAATACATCCCCGGAAATATGGAAAATATCAAGGATATTGCGGTATTACTGCTAATAATTTTGTGTGTTTGTCTTTTGCTCTTGGAATGTTTTTTAATGAATGGATTTGCGTGCTTGGTGTCTGGGTCATTATCGTAATCGCCAGTGAACGAATGGTGTAATATGCTGTGGTGCTTTGTCCACGTTGAATAATCCCAATACGCTAATCCAGACCCGAGCAAACATATATATTCATTAACATACTTATTTTTAGATATGGCCATGTGACTCGCGTCGTGGTATATTTGAAACAAACATTGTATTAGCGACGTGGATGATATAACACAATAGAAACATCTGATATAAAATGGATTGTTGTGTTGACAAAATGCCTGATTATGTGAAAGAATGAATAGAATAAATGTTGCCACTGCGTATGATAGCCACGACCAGGACCATTTATAATTCTTCGTAGTCATCATATGTTTTTTTACTCGTTTTCTAACTTCATTGTAGAAACCATTTTCTGAAAAAGTAATGGTATGCTCTTTAAAACCATCAGGCGCTTGGATGTCAATCTCGTATTTACGCATTATATTGTTAATTTTCCCCATATTAGACATTGCGTGGTAGCTTTCGAATGCCGCTGTACAATCGACTCCTTTACAAGATTCTAGGATTTTCGAACCGCCTGGATGCTTATCCAAGAAAAGGGTTAAATCATAATATTTCCCGTGTATTTTCCACATATAATCATATATAAGTATATAATAATATTTAAACGGCTTACTCCAAATACAAATGAATGACCTGTAAATTGTCTGATGATGCCGTGGTAGTAGACGTTGTTGAACCAGGAGATACCTCCGCTGTTCCGCAGGAGGTCTCGTTGTGTATTGGGATAGTTACATTTATCTGTTTTATCGCAATGTTATTTTTCTGGATATATGTTTTTACCTTTCTATAAAACTACTTAAATTCAAGTATACAAATATATTAATGAAATTACGAACAGGCACAATGCTATCCTTATTCGCAGCGTCAATGTCGGTTGGTTCCGTGTTCGCGTGGGACTCGTGGGAGTTTATGTTTCCAATTAAAAGCAATAATGGGAGTAATTCATGTAGCGACATTCGTAAGTTCGTTATTGATTTGCAAGGTAAAAATAAACGAATCTTGGATATTGGCTGTGGTATTGGCGATTCAACGTCATGTGCGAGCGGAAGTCTAGGAATCGATAACAAGCGGGAGGCGATCGATGCTGCCTCACTCAAATATCCCGACAAGAAGTTTAAGTTGGGTGTAATTACAGCGTGGAATCCGCCCGAAAAATACGACATTACGACGACGATGTTTTATTTACACAAATTGGATGCGGACAAACGGAAGCGAATCATCGATGTGGCAAAGAAATGTGCGCAGGAGCGCGTGGTTATCCTCGACGTATCGCCGGATTATACACCCACAGCGCTTATGATTAAAAAAAAACCATATCTTTTGGACTTCATTGCTGAATCGCGAAAAGAATTGGTCGATTTTACAGAGCATACGATGGTGGAGAATAACATTTCTATGTGGACATACGATATTACTGAAAATGATAATACTGAAAGTGATAATACTAAAAATATTATTCACTCAGACACTTTAAAAAAAATATTGCGTATATACACACCATATTAGTTTATTAGTTTATTAGTTTATTAGTTATATGTAGTATTAGTGAATGAACCTACCGAATGATAGGGCGGCTTTGATTGTTGTAGCGAAATCTATTATTTTTGATAGCAATCCGGTTGTTGTATTTCTTATTTTGACGCCGCTTGTGTGAGTTGTTGTTGGTTTTTACATTTTCGTAGACTGGTTTAATCGCCTGCCTGTAAATATTCTTATTATCCATCATAATGTTTTGGAGGATGAGAATGATTAGAGAGTTCATAGTTATGTGGTCTGCTTATGCCTCGCAGGCTAATTCAATTTTTTATTAAATCATCGTTAAATACTTAATCCGCGTAAATATCAAGAATCGTTTCAATGATGGCGCTTCTTTGAATATCGTCGTTTGTGAACTCAATCAACGATATTTCCTTCTCTCTTAGCAAGTCATTGTCGTCATATTTGCGATTTATTTTGGTAAGGAGGTCCATAAGTCCATTCTCGTTATTATCGCATTGATTAACGTCGCCTGTGATTACCATCTTGCTATTTTCACCCAACCGTGTTAGAAGCATTAATAACTGCTTATTGCTGGTGTTTTGTAGTTCGTCTCCAATAATGAAGGTATTTTTGAAGGTTCTGCCGCGCATAAAGGCGAGCGGAACGATTTCTATGCGTTTCTCAGCGATTAACGTATTCATCTCCTTTTGTGTGTAGAATTCGCGCAACACATCGAAAATCGGAATTATCCACGGATCCATCTTTTGATTGATATTTCCCGGCAGGTATCCCAATTCCTCGTCAACGCTGATTAGTGGGCGCGTGAGGACGATTTTCTGTTTGGTATCGAGCAATAACTTAGCGGCGTATTGTGTTGGAAAAAGCGTTTTGCCTGTGCCAGCCGGACCTGACGCAATGACTATCTTGACATCGTCATCGCGAATATCATCGTAATATTGCTCTTGTTTTAGGCTCTTGGGATAAAACAGTTGCTTAACACCCGTTTTGACTGGTTTTGGCTCAGGTTCGGAATATTCGTCGTAAAAATCGTATTCACTATGTTTTTTTCGCGCACTACACATTAACCTAGCGGTTTGGTGAGGATACATAAAAGCACTTCCATTCATCAAACCAATAAAAAATAGTAATATACTATGTTTCATACTATGTTTCATATTCTAATAGTTTGTTATTTTAATCGCGCATTTTAAACACACTACCATTCGTATGGCTCATACCTCTGTATTTGTGTCTCGTACCTCTGTATTTGTGCCTCGTACCTCTCCTGAATCCGCTCTTTCTCGTCAATTACAAAGTCGTCGTCGTAGTGGTCCTCGTAGTGGTCCTCGTCGTGGTCGTGGTCCTCGTAGCGGTCGTCCTCGTCGCAGGTAATCGGAGCATTCACCTCGCCGATAAATCCCATAATAAGACGCTGTATGTCATTGTCCACGAACTTCTTGAGAATAGGTGCGAGCACGGTATCTTCGTCGTTGAGGAGCACTCGTCCCTCATCGGCTTCGCTGTATATGTGGATGGAAAGCTCATCCGCCCGCATTTTACGTCCAGTAAACTTCTTGGATGACATTTTATATCGTTGTTGTTTTGTATGCTTCCTCTACAAACTTATAATTCATTTCAATTTTTTATTGTAACATATATGTGTGTATAAATTTTAAATATACAATAGTGAATCATTGTAAAATTGAAACAATAAAAACTTATGTGTATTATAGCATCAACTATAACGATGGTGTCTAATCGCGACCAACGTTTCATTGAGATTGCGGCCGACCAGGCGAGTCGCTCCCAATGTCTCATGCGCCACGGCTGTGTAGCAGTAATAAATGGGCGAATTATCGGACGTGGATTTAATAATTACAGATGCCACAGTAACGATGGGTTTATCCAGAATACGATGACTTGTCACGCGGAGATTGCTGCGCTGCGACAGGTGAATAAGCGAGGTAAAAGTTCAAAGAAAATCATATTGTATGTGGTTCGTCTTGATTCGAATAACACCCTGAAGGCGAGTGCTCCTTGTATTGATTGTATGAAACGCATCAATACGATGGGTGTAAAACGGGTGATTCATAGCACAAACAGCGGAAGCATCGTCATTCAAAACCCCAACATATGCGTTAATCATATAACAACTGGACGGCGTATCCTAATGGGCGAGTGACACGTAATTTATGTAATTTATTTCATTTATATAAAAATAAAGCATATATCTATATTAATAATGAAATCGATATTATTATTAATATTTTTTTTTGGCACCGTATTATCTCTCAACCCCATTAAATTGCCATCGGGTAATAACCGCGAATATCGCATTAATCCAATATCTCGAGAAAACGATTTGAATCTACTAACTCCCAGTAAGGCACGATTTATCGCACGCCATTGGGAAAATAACATCATGAGTAGTGGCAAGGAAATAATGAAGGAGGATGCGCACATCATTCTACGAATCGACGACTTGTATAGAATAATAGACGGTGGTAATAGCAATATATATATGTCTTGGACTCCTAACGGGGTAACAAAGGACGTATTATTTATAATAGTAGGAGAGATTAATCACAATAAGAAGGAATTCGTAATAATAATGGTCATACAATCCCCGTATTGGGAGACGTGTCAGATTGAAAGCGACCATTTGAAATACGCATTAGAGGAGTTAATCGGTGGTATTGATGGGGTTACACTCGACATGACATACTTATATGCTAGTGATCCGCGTTTCAGACTATCGTGGCTAACCGCCGCGGCAAAATAGATAGTAATCCGATGCGTTTATAAAATTGAAATTACGGATACTAAGCATATTAAAGCGCATTTGGATAAGCACGGGTGGTGTGTAGTGCCCAACGTTCTGTCGAATGACGAAATTGTAGAGGCAAAGAGAATATGATATGAATATGATATATATATTAAAAAATTTAATTTTATTTTTTTTAATTCTCAAAAACAATTTTCAAAAATGAAAAAATAAAAAAAAGTGTTTTTTTTCAAATATATGAAATGACTTTCAAAAAAAAAAAAAAAAANTTTTTG